AGCAATTTCACCTTCTTCATCATGTAAATGTTTTAAAGGCTTCGTTGGTAGATTAATTTCGCAACATAAGTTTGACTGTCGTATAGGTGCCATATCTGAAATGAATGAACTATGCTCATTTGCTTGGTCTACATTCATCAAATATATACGACCTGTATTTTTACGTTCATTCATAAATGCTGAAAATAAGTCTAATGCAGGAACTGTTCTTTTACGAATTTTAGTAGAACGTTCTGCTTTTTCATACAATTCACGAAATTTATCTTGGTCATCAAAGAATGCTTCATATAGACCAGGAACATCAGATGGAGAGAATAATGTAATATCTCCTCCACTCATTAGACGTTCATACATTAATTTGTTAAATTGTACACCATAATCTAAATGACGTACACGATTATCTTCTGTGCCTTTGTTGTTTTTTAGCACAAGTAAATCTTCAACTTCATAATGCCAAATAGGATAATACAAAGTTGCCGCACCACCACGAACACCACCTTGTGAACATGATTTTACACTTGCTTGAAATAATTTATAAAAAGGAATAACTCCTGTATGACTGGCATCACCGTTTCGAATTGGTGAATTGATAGCACGAATACTACCAGCACCAATACCGATACCTGCTTTTTGAGAAACATATTTGACAACTGAACTTGAGGTAGCATTGATAGAATCAAGAGAGTCATCAGTTTCAATCAAAACGCAACTTGAAAATTGTCTTTGTGGTGTTCTTACGCCTGCCATAACAGGAGTTGGTAAAGAAATATCAAAGTTACTAATTGCATCATAGTAATCTTTAACATACTTTAATCTTGTTTCTTTTGGATATGTACTAAACAATGTAGCAGAAATTAAAGCATACGCAATTTGAGGTGTTTCAAAGTGTTTACCAGTAACACGATTTTGTACTAAGTACTTACCACGAAACTGTTCCATACCTACATATGCAATATTGAAATCTCTATCATGTTTAATAAAATTGTTAATTTCGTCCCATTCATCTTTAGTGTAATCTTCTAATAATGAAGGATCATAGAATCCGTTCTTGACGTTTGCTTCTACAACTTTAAGGATATGCCAAGGTTCAAACTCATTATAGACCATTTTTCTAAGATGATAATTAACAAGATTTCCTGCAACCCATTGATAATTTGGTGTTTCTTCTGATATCAAATCAGAAGCCGCTTTAATCAATGTTTCTTGAATTTCTTCACTAGTAATACCATCATAAAATTGTATATGTGATTTTAGTTCTACTTCACTTGCACTAACGCCTGCAATATCTTGACATGCAAACATTACTACTTTATGCATTTTTTCCAAGTCTAGCGGTTCACTTACACCGTCTCTTTTTACTACTTGAATTTCGCTCATAATATCTTTCCGTCCTCTCTTACAATGGTCTAGTATTTACTTCCAATGTACCATTATTAATGTCTGTTGTTTATTTCTGAATCTTCCATTCCCGCCACTCTTAACTTAATAATATTAGTTAATTGGAAGTGTTTAATTTCAAATCCCTTTGTAATACCTAAAAATTGATTTCTAGTATAAGCAACTTGATTTATAAGTTCTGATATTGCAACAACTTCTTGTTCACCATCAGCATATTTTTCAGCATCCCTGCTACTAAGTGCTTTGTTATAGTTTTCAAGATATTTCCTTAAATATTCACTTCTTTTCTTTCTTAATTGAATATTTAGATGCTCTAATATTGCCTCAAGTTCTTGTAATTGAGCAAAACGCAATTCAACGTAAGATGGCAAATGTGTAGCATTTTTCTCCACATTGCCATAAATTCTTACTTCTGAACGTGCATCCGATAATTCATTGGTGAAGTAATCAACGCAATCAGGAATTTTAGCCCAATCCTTAACTACCTTACTATACCAATTTTCCATTACCAGTCTTCCTCTTCATCTTCAAATTCTTCGAAATACCTGTCTACCGCCGTTTCAAGTATCTTGTCTCCTTCAGCAAATTCATCTATCTCATTTTGTTCGATTCCACTATCATCGCACACTTTAATAAATGTTTCTGCCGCTTCTAATTTATCTTTTGCTGGGATAAAAGGTAAAACTTTTTCCCATAACTCAAATACTGTTTCTAACTCTACTGCCGCCATTTGGTCCTCATAAACGATGAGGCATGTATGCCTCATAAATTGCCGAATTTGCGCCATGTTCCGCACATTCTACTCTTACACAAAAACACCTACCATTTGAAGATTCTCTTACGAGTTTATCCGCAAAACGCCAAGCGTGTTCTGAAAATTTTTCGACCCCTACACCATCTAATAGTGTAAGTTCTGCTAGACCAGATGATTCTAATTCAGTCAACTTATACAACAGAGGGTCATTTCTATCACAAACTACTTTATGGTCGAAACTATCCTCTAGCCATTTCTTTAGTGGTTTTAATCCACCAAAATCTACTACCCAATTACGTTCATCTAGTTCATTACATCCAAATGTAAATTTGAATGATAAACTATATCCATGTAATAAACTACAATGTGAATCTGCATGGGGCTGTCTAAACACTGCACTTAGTCCAATGTTATGCCCATAGCACTTGGTCGAAAAATATTTAGCCATTATGCTTCCTCGTTTACTTCGATGTTATCTAATTCTGGAGCTTCTAGTTCTTCTGATTCATCATCAAAATTTCTATCATTCCATTCTTCCATTACTACGTTAAGTTTTTCATCAGTCCAGTTTTTACGGAACTCAATCATTTCTTCGCCTGCTTTAGTCATATATTTCAAACGATTACCTTGCTTGACTAGTACACCTTTTGCTTCAAAGAAATCCAAAAGACCACTGTAAGGACTCATACCTGTTTCGTATGGAATTTCTACTTGTACACTTTCAAAGGGTTTAGCATAACGTGTTTTCATTACTTTACACGCCGCTCTAATACCAAATACTTGTGATGTTTTGTTGCCATCTGCATCAACTTTTAGTTTAAGTTTACGCATTGCAATAACAATACTACTTGCATAGATAAAGCCCTGTCCGCCTGAGATCTTATCATCTGGATCGAACATGTCTTGTGATGCATATGTATGGTTAGTTGCTAGTAGTCCTACATTGTACTGTCCAAAC